CACCCCTACTTCGTGGACCCGTCAAATTTTGGCGTGCTGCGCGAAGATATTCCCTATACCGACCGGCAAGAGGCTTTCGTACACACTTTCTACATTACGAAGTCTGACCTCTACGCCCGCCTTTATTCGCATCCGCACCGTGAGTCGATCATCAAGCGCATTCTCGCGTCTCAGCACCAGGAAGAATACGTTCCTGAAGGGCTCGACCGAGTAATCCTCTCGTCTTTCGACCCGCAGATGTATGGAACGGTCGATCTGAACCTCTATGGTTTCAACCGCATGAAGCCAGAGGTTGAAGAAGATACTGTCGAAATGACAGAGCTTTACGTTTGGAACGACGAGATCAACGACTATCAGGTCGTCACCAAAGCTGACCCAGACGTTGTGATCTATGATCGCCCGAATGAAATGATGTTCTTGAAGGGCGAAAGCCCCTTCATTCAGATCGCACCTAATCCGATGCCTCACTACTATTGGGGTCAATCGGAAGTGCAGCGCTTGATGTATCTGCAAGATATGCGCAACAAGCGTATGCAGGAAATCTTGGACCTGTTGTCAAAGCAAGTGTCACCCCCGACGGCTTTGATTGGCTTTACCGGCATTCTTGATGAAAAGAACTTCGCTTTGAACCGCGCTGGCGGTCTCTTTGGCACAGATATGCCGAATGCCAAGGTCGAACGACTGGCACCAGACATTCCACAGAGCGTTTATGAGCAGTTGCGTGAAATCGACGAGATGTTTGCAGAAGCATCTGGTATTTCGAGCGTTCTGTCTGGTCGTGGTGAAACAGGCGTTCGATCTGCCGGTCACGCTTCACAGCTTGCACGACTTGGTTCATCGCGCGCCAAGAAACGCGCATTGATCGTTGAAAGTGCTCTTGAGAAGGTTGCAACGCTCTATCTCAAGCTAATCCAGGCTTACGATCCAACGCATTACACTGATGCAGACGGAACAAAGTTTATCGCTGAACAATTCACGAAAAACTACGTTGTTAAGGTGGATGCGCACTCGAACAGCCCAATCTTCATGGAAGATCTGCGCGCTTTGGCATTCAATCTCTATAAGGCTCAGGCTATCGACAAAGAGAGCTTGATTGATATGCTCGATCCTCCGATGAAACAAATGCTCAAAGAAAAACTGAAGAAGCAGGAAGAGGCCGCAGCCATGCAGCCACCGCCTGCAAACGTTCAGCCACTCCCGAAGAAGGCGTCTTGATATGGCAGAAATGCGCCAAGTCACAGTCGGCGACCAGCCTCGGTCTGAAACCCCGCAGCAATCAAAAGATGCTGGGCGTATGTTGACCAAAGACTATTCGGCTGACTTGCAATATCGCAATACCTCTGTCAATAATTCGACAGGTCGTGCCGTCCAGCGGTATGACCGGCAGATGCGGAGGTCGTGATGTACAAGTCAGTGAAGCGGTCAGGTCGTACCTGTCGCAAGTAAGATTGGGGACTTCCACTCAAGCAAGGAGGCGCTCATGCGCATGAAGGGTCGTAAGGCTCGCCGTTAACTAAAGTGCGGGTCAGCCCCGCGCTCGGCAGCTTCATCGTCCTGAGAGGGGCGGGACGTTACTAAAAACTACCCCTCCTTGACATTCATCCGCATTTAGCGGCTACTAGACGTAAATTGGGGCTTTCTACATGGCCGAACAGGACATCTTAGCGTTGATGCAAGCGCAACCAGGAATGGACAACTCCACTCCGGTCGCGCCTGATACTATGACGCCTCCTCCCATGCCTTCGCCCATGTCAACACCGGAGCCAAAGGCCGGTAATCGCGAAGCCGCCATGATCAACGTCAGCATGGCTCTCGACCTCATCGAACAATCCCTGCCTGCTATTGGATCTGAGACCCCTGAAGGCGCGTCTCTCATGCAGGCTCTCAGCAAGCTCTCCACTGTTCTTGGACCCAAGAAGCAAAAGACTGGCGAGCTTCAGCGCGCCGAGATTTTGCAGCTTCTCCAGAACTTGCCCCAGGCTGGCGGCGGTACTCCCCTTTCTCAAGCGATTGGGCAGAGCCCCCCGAACCTTGGCTTGATGGGCGCTCCCGCTCCTGCTCCGGCAGGCGCTCCCCCTGCAATGCCGCCCGGTATGCCGCCTGGTGGCCCTACCCCAGCACCCATGTAAGGAGACTACCGTGGACGTTTTTAAGCCCCGTGGCTCGGCGAAGCCTCGCAATCCGACGACTGACCAGCAGCAGAATGGTCAGATCACGAACACCCCGCGTTATGACCGTTTCGGCGGCTTGACCGGTCCTGCCAAGACCTCGGCGAAGAACATCTACAAGATCGTTCCTCCCGGCGACGGCAAAAAAGTCATCTAACCATAGGATAGGGGACAACTATGGCATCGCTCGAAGATCTTACTCCTGAAGCCCGCGACGAACTCGCGGCTCTCGCTCGTGAGCTGTCTGAAAACCCAGATACTCGTGAGCACTTCCTGCGCCTGACGAAAAAGGCGCGTCCGACAATGCCGATTGGTGAAATCGACTTGAAGGACGAGATGACGAAGCGGCTTGAAGAAGCTCAATCTCGTGTGGACCAGCTTGAAGGCAAGCTGCGCGAGAAGGATGCTCTTGATGAGCTTGAACGTCGTCGCAATACGCTTTTGAAGAAGCGCGGGATGCGGGACGAAGACATCGCGGAAATTGAGAAGCTGATGCTTGAAAAGGGCATTACTTCTCACGAAAGCGCCGCAGACTACTATGACTGGATGCGTAAGGCGGCAACGCCTACTCCAGAAAAAGCCTTCTCTCGGAATATGCTGGACGAGACCGCAAGGGATACGCTCAGTAAATTCTGGAAGAATCCTCAAGTCGCTGCGCGCGATGAGGCTGCTAAGGCCCTTAATGAGCTTAGGAAAAATCCTAAACCCATTGGACTTTGAGCGATGTGGGGGACGGACGTTACAGAAACTATGAGGTAAACTATGGCAATCGGTGGCGGTATCGTTCCTGCATCGGGCAGTACCCAATTTACGGAACTGACCTATGTTACTCGCCGCGCGTTCATCCCCAAGATGGTCGTGCAGATCTACAACTCGACCCCGCTCATGGCGGCGCTCATCGCTAATAGCCAGACGGCTACGGGCGGTGTGTCCTCCGTGACGGTTCCGGTTCAGGGTGCTCAGTTTGTGAACGCTCAGTGGTCGGACTACTCTGGCTCCTTCAGCCAGCCAGCAGTCCAGCAGGGTGCGTTCAACGCTGAATTCAACCTGAAGCTGATGATTGCTCCTGTGCCGTTCCTCGGCATGGAAGGCGCAGTCCAGCAGGACCACGCTATCATCCCCCTCATTGAGGCTCGCATGAATGATGCGACCAACGTGATGATGGATGCGATGGCGACGGCCCTCTACACCAACACCACGAACACTCAGGCGTTTACCGGCCTTCCGGCTGCGGTTGACGATGGTACGGGCACTGCCTCTTACGGCAACATTACCCGTTCTGCCTCAACGAACCCCTGGTGGCGTTCTAAAGTTTACGCCGCTGGCTCGGTCAACCCGACCCGTCAGAACGTTCTCCAGTACATCTCTGGTACGGTTAAGAACGGCGCTGAAGTCCCGACGTTTGGCGTTTGCGGCTTTGGCACATGGACCCTGCTCGCGCAGGACTATGTCGGTCAGGAACAGTATGTCATTACCCCAGGCTCCAGCTTTGACGGTGATGCCAATGGTCCCGGCTCGGCGTTCCGCGCCCTCATGGTCGCTGGCGTTCCGATCTACCCAGACCCGTACTGCCCCGAAGGCACTCTGTACCTGTTGAATACCAACTACCTGTCGCTCTACATCCACGACCAGGGCCAGTTTGTGTTCACTGGCTTCGAGAGCACCCTGCCGAACTGGCAGATTGGCTACGTCGGTGCGGTCATCAACATTGCGGAATTGGTTTCTACCAAGCCGAAGTCGATGACCAAGGTGACGGGTTACAACTCTCTGAGCATCTAAGGAGAACCCGCACATGGCACTCGGTCTTAACAAAATCCTTCTCGCAGGTGCGACTGCCAATACGGCTGGCGCTTACTTGCAGCCTGTCGTGGTTTCCAGCGTCGGTGCTGGCAATGCTACCGCGATGGGTAATGCGCAGTACATCCCGGCTGGTACTTACATCCTGCCCGCTACGGCGAACTGCGTTATCGAAGTCAACAATTACACTGGTTCCGCAAATAGCTGGACCACTGTGAATGCAAATGGCGTCGGTGGCGTAGTGATCTCTGATGGTGTCAACGTCCGTGCAAACGCGACGGCTGGTACGATCACGGTCACGCTCTTGACGGTCAACGGCGGTAATGCGGCTCCGATGTCTTCGTACGCTACGTCGTAAGGAGGCAGTCTAATGTCCAACCAGAACCGCGTCGGCTCGGAAACCCAGGACGGCTTTGGTAATAAGCGCATCGCGAATATTACCGTGCCCTTCTCCCTGGCTACCACTGCAAATGCGGTCGTTGCTCTGCCTATTTTGAGCGGCGGTTCCAGTGGCTCGACGAAGTACATCATTCGTCGCATCACGGTTTCGAACCTCTCTAATAGTGCAGGCGGGGCTGCCCCGTCGGCTGCGACTGCGAACGTCACTGTTGGCACTACCAATGATGGTGCCAATCTTGTGGCGAACACGACAACACTCACCAACTTGACGTCTAATACGACTTTCGTCGATCTGACGCTCAACACGGACACGGCTAAAACGCTTTACACAGCTAACACGCTGTTTGTGAACGTCACGGCCAACGTGGCAAACGCTCAGGCGTTTATCGCTGTCTACGGTGATGTGGTGACGTTCTGATGAGCACAGTCTGGGTCGTAAACAAGACTGATGCAGATCTAAACGCTGGGTGGGCCGGAGCACAGTATGCTTTCAAGCAGAACGCTCCGGTCGAAATCCCACTAGACGCTGCTCAGAATATCTTTGGATACGGCCTCGACAACAAATTTGAGTTTGTTGTTCGGCTTGGCTGGACGATTAGCTCGAATGACTTGCCGCAGGCTTATGAGCGTCTCGAAAAATTCGAGATCTCGGTCGAGCGGCCAACGATCTATCGCGCATCGTCCCCAGCGGTAGACCAGACCCCCGTTCCTGTTATCCAACGGCGGGAACGGGGGAAAGGGACGCAGGCAGCAGCATGATGTGGAGCGTAAATGACCACGCTGAACGACTACATCACAGCCACAAGACGCTTGCTGCATGATGCCAACGCAAATTTCTGGACAGACCAAGAGCTGACCGATTACATCAACGGTGCCCGCAACCGCTTGGTTCGCGATACCGGTGTTAATCGCGTCATTCAAATGAGCACGGCTAATCAGAGCCAGGAAGTCTATGCGTTTTCTAGCTTGCCGCAGGGCTCTAACACGCTAGACATCATGAACATCAATCTGTATTGGGGCAACAGTCGCATTCCATTGCGTTATATGCCGTGGACCCAATTCAACGCTCAAATGCGTTACTGGACCAACTATATTGGTCAGCCGGTAGCCTTCTCGGTTTATGGACCTCAGAGCTTTTATCTCGGTCCTGTGCCAGATCAGAACTACACAGTTGAGATCGACACCATCGTTCAGCCGACCAATTTGGTCAATTTGAGCGATGTGGAAACTATTCCGCTTCCTTACACTGAACCGGTGCCGTTCTATGCGTCTTATACTGCAAAGTATAAGGAACAGAGCTACGGGGAAGCTGAATTGTTCAAGAACGAATATATCAAGAAGGTGCAGAACATTCTTGTTACTTCGTTCCAGCGCAGGATGCCTTCTCCTTACAGTCAGGTGTAAGCGATGGCAGCATCTCCTGAACAAAAGAAAAATTATCAGGTCGTTAAAGCCTTTAGGGGCATGAACACGAGGCCGAACCGCACGGCTCTCGATGAAACAGAATTTGCTTGGCTGGAAAATATGCAGCCAATCGGGTTCGGTAATATCAAAGCGGTTCCAATCAACGCGAACGTGACAGTGACGGGCGGAAACGCGGTCATTTGGTCAAACACGGTCTCTTCGCTGTTCAGCGTTAACTTGAACAATGAAGATTACATCAGCGCGTTTCAGCAAAATGGGGGCGCTGAATACTACAACAAAGTCTTTTTGACAAAGGGAACGCGTGCAATGGCGAGCACCTTTAGTGCGTC